GTATCGGTGGAGGTAATACTACATACTATTGTATTTTTGAAAACGGTACAAATAATTTTGAAGTTGGTTTTGGAACTTTAAACGGAGGAGCAAGTACACTTGCTAGAACTAATATTATTTCTAGTTCCAATAGTGATGCTGCTGTAAACTTTGCAGGTGCAACAGAAGTATTCTGTACAGTGCCTGGTGCAAAAATAAGTTTACCTACTCCTGAAGAATATGGTTCTTCATCAGCGCCAAAAATAATTACAGTTAAAGTTGGAACAAAAACAACAGCTCATCCATACTCAGGTCAAGGATCTTCTAGTGCATATTTTTTTGATGGATTAGAATCACCTGCAATTACATTTTCAGGTGCAGATGCATCTTATAAATATTACTACAGATTTGATCAATCAGATTCTACAAACAGTGGTCACCCTTTACTATTTTATTTAGAAGCAGACAAATCTACAGCTTACACAACAGGTGTAACTACAAATGGAACTCCAGGTAGTTCTGGTGCATATACTCAAATAGCAGTTGATGTTAACACACCAAATGTTTTATACTATCAATGTTCATCGCACTCTTTAATGGGTAACTTTGCAAACACTATATCTAATTATGTTAATGGTGCTTTAAATGTAGGTACATTACTTAAAATGCCTGATAATACATCTGCTAAAATATTAGTTGCAGATGGTACAAGTTATCAAGAATCCGCAGTATCAGGTGATGCAACAATTGCATCTGGCGGAGCATTAACACTAGCTAACTCTGGTGTAACAGCTGCTAGTTATACAAATTCATCAATTACAGTAGATGCAAAAGGAAGAGTAACTTCAGCATCAAGTGGAGCAGCAGGGGTGTCAGCAGGGTTTGTTACTGCCATGGCCATTGCGTTATAATAAAAAATAGTTTATAAGGAGAATTATGGCACAAGATTTTGAACGATATATACAAAGAAACGTAGGAACATCAGCAGCGACTGTTCATACAAGTAATTCAGATGATGCAATAATCTCTGTACGTTGCGCAAACACAACTACATCAACAATAAATATAGATGTATTTATTAATGATGGATCAAACGATTATTATTTAATTAAAAATGCGCCAATAGTTAGTGGTGGATCTTTAGAACTAATTGACGGCGGAAGCAAAATTGTAATGCTGAACAATGACGTGTTAAAAGCTAAGTCAGATACTGCGTCAAGTTTAGATGTATGGGCTTCTTTCGTTGATGCAATAAGCACGTAGGAGTAACCATGGCGTATTTAGGAAACGTTCCAGCAAGAAGTTTTATAAGTTTTGAGAGACAGGTATTTACTATTGTCAATTCTCAAACTGCATATACGCTATCACATTCTGTAACTAACGAAAACGATATTAGACTTGTTGTAAATAACGTGGTTCAGGAACCTGGTTCAGGTAAAGCTTATACTGCATCGGGCACTACCCTTACACTATCAGCGGCATTAACAAATGGTACAGACGAAATGTACTGTGTATTTTTAGGTAGAGCAACTGCAACAAACGCACCCGGCGCAGGATCCGTGGGCACTTCGCAATTAGCTGCGGATGCAGTTACAAATGCTAAAATTGCTGACGATGCAATTAGCGATGAACAACTTGATCCAACTGTAATTACAGGACAAACAGCAGAAACTTCTATTGCTACAGATGATTTAATTTTATTATCAGATACTTCTGCATCTGGTGCATTAAAAAAAATGACTAGAGCAAATTTTGTATCTGGTATTGGTGGAACTAACACTCCAGCTTTTTTAGTATCAAAAGGAAGCGATCAATCTGTAAGTAATGGTACAACAACAAAAATAACATTTGATAATGAAGTTTATGATGTAGGTTCATGTTTTGCTTCTGATAAATTTACAGTACCAAGTGGAGAAGATGGTAAATATTTTCTTTATTATAATATAAGAATAAATGCAGGTAATCATTCTGTAGTTCAATATTGTTTTGCACAGTTTCGTAAAAATGGATCAGAATTAACAAGAGTAGAAGGATTAGATTTTAGAAATAATTATGGTGGTTATTCAAATCTTTTAACAAGAAGTTTTACAATACCTTTAGTTGCTGGAGATTATATAGAAGTTTTTATGGATCAAGCACAAACCAGTGGAACACCAACTGTTAGAGGAGAAGGCTCTGGCATTTTAATGAGTACATTTGGTGGATACAAAATCATAGAATAAGGAAAATAAATTATGGCAATAGATAAAATAACAACAGCAGCGATAACAGACGGAACAATAGCAACTGCTGACATAGCAGATGGAGCAGTAACTTCAGTAAAAACTACTGGAGTTGGTGGAACTAATACTCCAGCTTTTTTAGCATTTAAAAGTAGTGTTCAAGATTGTTCTGATAACACCTATACTAAAATAACATTTACATCTGAAAAATTTGATACAGATAACACTTTTGCTGATTCTAAATTTACTCCTGGCGTAAGTGGGAAATACTTCATCTATGCTCAAGTAGGTGGTTATCCAGTAAATGATGTTGGAAAAGATATTACAATTCGTATTTATAAAAACGGTTCTAGTACAGGAGAACATCGTAGAGGTTATCAAAATTATGAATTACAAAATAATGGAACTAATGCTGTTAGTATGTCTGCAGTTATGGATAGTGACACAGATGATTATTTTGAAGTTTATTGGAGAATAAATACAGATAATGGAGTAACTGCAAGAGTAGATTATAATGCTTCACTTCTCTACTGTTATTTCGGAGCATACAAAATTATAGAATAAATTAACTAGAATTTTAACACAGTTGTGTTAAAAATAACAAATAAGGAGAACAAACTATGGCATCACTATCAAGCAAGGTTAAAACTTATTGCGCTAATAACGGCGTAGCAAATGTTGACTTTATGGCAGACGTTTTGCTTCAGGATGACTCAAATGGTCAGGGCCCTTACATCAAGGAATGGAATGTTTCAGGTGTAGCGCAACCAACTGATGAGCAACTGAACGCTGTAGACACTGCTGCTGACTTGTCTGAAAGACAAGGTGCAGTTAGAGCTACAAGAAAAAACGCCTACGGTGATCTAGGTTCACAGCTCGACATGCAGTACCACGATTCAATCGACGGTACAACTACTTGGAAAGACCATGTAGCAAGTGTCAAGACTGCAAACCCGATCCCTACAGAGTAAAGGATAAAAACATATGGCTTACGTTGGAAAAGCGCCCTTAACAGGAGCGTATCAAGTTCTGGATAATATTGCATCTGGGTTCAATGCTTCTACGGTAGCATTTAACTTAACGGTGGGTGGCACTGCTGTGCTTCCAGGAAACGAAGCTAGTTGTATAATTTCTATTTCAGGTGTAGTTCAAGATCCATCAGCCTTTACAATATCAGGTTCACAGATTACATTTTCATCGGCGCCAGCAGCAACAGATACTTTTTTTGGAACTGTGCTCGGTAACACATTTGATATCGGTACACCGACAGATTCATCAGTGACATCTGGTTCTTTGTCATCAACTTTTTTCGTGAAAAATTCACAAACATGGAGTAGTATATCTATGGCTGGATCTACAAACGGAGCCTTGGTTGGACCCGTTACAGTTTCAGGCACAATAACAATTCCATCAGGGAGTACATTCGTAATTTTATAATGAGTAAACTAGAAACAAACACTATTGATACAGTATCAGGAACTTCGACATTACAAGTTGGAAGTACCAACACATCTACTATTACTTTAGGTGTAAGTGGTGATACAGTTAATGTACCATCAGGAGTAACCATCGCTAATTCTGGAACAGCTACAGGTTTTGGTGGTGTTAACACTCCGGCTTTTTTTGCTTTTTTAAATGCTAATCAGGGTAGTATTAATGATACTTCGTTTACAAAAGTAGCTTATGATGCTGAATTATTTGATGTAGGAAGTGGATTCAACACATCCACAAACACATACACTATTCCTGAAGCTGGTAAATATTTCTTTTCTTTTCAAGTTAGAAAATCTAATTTTACTGGTGCAAGATTATTATTAGAAGTAAGAGTAAATGGGAGTGGGATTAGGGATTTAGAACATGGAACTGCTAGTGCATATGGTGCAGTGACAGGAAGTTTTGTAAAAACATTTTCAGCAAATGACACTGTTGATGCTTATCTTTATCAACAAAGTGGGGGTACACAAACAATAAGAGGTGGCACTAATGCTAAAGATACCTGGATGTATGGATTTAAAATTATAGAGTAGGAAAATTATGGCAGACGGAATTTTAAAAGTAGGAACAATAACAAACAGCGCAGGATCTGGTAACATTGCTATTGGATCAGGTGTAACTGTTAATGTTAATAGACCAAGTTTTTCAGCAGAGGGAACAGGTTTAACTGTTGCCAATTCAACTTGGACAGAACTGGTCGGTGCTACAGAAAATTTTGATACTGACAGTGTATACTCAACATCTACTGGAAGATTTACTGTTCCTACTGGACAAGCAGGTAAATATTTTTTTTACTATGGTTCAGGTATATCAGGAAACCCTGATGATGCAGAAAAAGTTTCAGTAAAATTATATAAAAATGGTAGTCAGGTAGCTAGATCTTCTGTTATTACTTATTCATCAAAAGATAATAATACAACAGAAGTTAAAGGAAGTTATTTATTAGATTTAGCTGAAGGAGATTATGTTTCAGTATATATGAATCATAACGAAGGAGCATCAACTAGTGACGCAGTTGTTAATTTTGGAGGATGTAAAATAGGAGCATAATGACAGCAATTTTAAAAGTAGACACGATACAAGATACATCAGGTAATAACATTATCAACGAGAGTTCTGATACTATTACTATCGGTGCAGCTGGTGATACGATTGATGTACCAGGAACAGAGGTAAAAACAAATAAAGTTTCTCCAACTTCAGGAACAGGTTTACAGCTCGGAGATTCAGGAGATACTATTACTATTCCTTCAGGAGCAACCATTACAAATAGTGGTACGGCATCAGGATTTGGTGGTTTATCAATGGTAGATCAATGGAGAATGACTGCTGATAAATCAAATGTAGGTACAAGTAATACTGTTTTTGATAGTAATTTAGAACAGATTGATACTAGTGGTCAAAGCACAGTAGGTAGTGCTATGACAGAAAGTTCTGGTGTTTTTACATTTCCTTCAACAGGAAAATATTTAATAATAGCTAAAACAAATTATTATAGAGATTCAGATCGTAGATTTTGTAAATTACAAATAGATATTGGTGTTGGTGGTTCATTTACACAACTAGCTCAAGGTTATGGTCATATCAAAGTAATAAACAGCAATCATACTTACATAAATGTTATATGCTCAACAATCGTTGCTATAGGAAATACATCAAATGACACAGTAAGATTTGTTGGTGCAGGAGATGGTGAAATTACTGCTGAAGGTAGCACAAGTACTAATAAAACAACATTTACATTTATAAAATTGAATTAGGATAAAATATGGAAATAGATTATTTACAAATGGCTTTACATACTTTCAATGGTGGTAATTGGTATGGTTGGAAAAAAGAAGATGACAATGGAAATAAAATTCCAAACGAAGATCGTATGCAATACAAATACATTAAAATTATTAAAGATGGTGCAACTATGCCAACTGAATCAGAAGTAAACGCAAAGATACAAGAAATAAAAGATGCTGAAACAGCAGTTGAAACTAAAAAAGCCTCTGGTAAACAGAAGCTAAAAGATTTAGGATTGGACGACGCAGAAATTAACGCGTTGATAGGAGCATAATATGGCAATAACTAGAATAGGAAACATAGCAAGCACAATTCCTGATGACTCGATCGCCAATGTTAAAATGGCGAACATCGTTCAGTCGAAGAATATAATAATTAATGGTGACATGCAAATTGCTCAAAGATCAACTTCAGTTGCAAGTATAAGTTCTGGAAATACAATACACACATGCGATAGATGGAAAACTTATGCAAGTTCTGCTGGAACATGGACACAAACACAGGAAGCATTAACAAGTGGAGATGCTTATAATGATGGATTTTCTAACTCTCTTAAATTAGATTGCACAACAGCTAATGGTAGTTTGAGTTCTGGAAGTTATCTATCAGTTGCTCAAAGTATTGAAGCACAAAATTTACAATATATCAAAAAAGGAACTGCTAATGCAGAACAATTAACAGCTTCTTTTTGGGTTAAAAGTACAAAAACAGGAACTAACATAGTTCAATTTGTTAGTCTTGATAATACAGTTAGAATTTGTGCAAAGTCTTATACAATAAATAGTTCAGATACTTGGGAAAAGAAAACTATAACTATTCCAGCAGATACTTCTTCAACTGGAAAAATTGATAATAATAATGGTGAAGGAATGAGAATGATATTTTGGGTTGCTGCTGGAACAGATTACACTTCTGGAACTTTAGCAACTACTTGGGCAAATTCAGCTAATGCTAACAGAGCTGTTGGACAAGTTAATAATGCAGATAGCACATCTAATAATTTTGAAATTACAGGAGTCCAGCTCGAGGCAGGCGATACAGCTTCCGAGTTTGAGTTCTTGCCAGTTGATATAAATCAACAAAGATGTTTTAGATATTTTTACATGGTAGGAGATGAAGATGAGCAAGGTTTAGGTACAGCATTTTATAGATCAAATACTAATGTAAGATTTATGATTGAGCCTCCAGTTACAATGAGATCAACACCAAGTTTAGATCAATCAACAGCATCTAATAGTTTTAGAGTTTTATCGTCTGCTGGTGGAGATGATCTTTTAGATGATTGGTCTATTATGACCAGTTCAACTGATAGATTTATTATTGTTGTAAATGCAACAGATGCTTCTGGTACAGGCGGTCAAGCTGGATATGCTTTAATAAATTTAGCAGACACACATTTTGCATTAACAGCGGAGTTATAATTATGATTAATACAGTTACAAAAGTTTATGATGAGGGAAAATTACAATGTTACAAAGTAACTTATGTAAATTCTAATGTATCTAGATCAGTACCTTTAGACGAAGCAAACACAGATTACCAAGCAATACAAGAATGGGCTGCGATCGACGGCAATAACATTATCGACAACGGAGCGTAGACCATGCTCGGACTAACTTCCTTATCCGGTGCTCCAATAGCGACATCGTTTTTTAACCCTAATGTCCTTATAAATGTAACAGGTAATGCATTAAGTATAGGAGTTGGAACTCCAATACTTAGTACGGATGTAACAGCTAGTCCTAGTGGTTCTCAAGTAAGTCTTGGAGCAGGTACAGTAACAGTTACAGGAACAGCAGTAGTTAATCCAACTGGATCACAAACATCATTAGGTATAGGAACTGTAGTAGTTTCAGCAGATGCGAACGTATCCGTTACTGGAAACTCATTGACCTTAGCGACAGGAAGTGTTACAGTAACAGGAACAGCAGTTGTGACTCCTACAGGATCACAAGTAACGGCAAACACAGGAGAGGCGGGTATTATTACCTGGAACGATATAGTACCAGGGGTGAACATGACTTGGACACCAATAGACCCTTATTAATAAATTATGGCATCATCTTTTTCAACAAACTCAAAATTAGAACTTATAACAACTGGTGAAAAAGCAGGGTTATGGGGTACAATTACTAATACAAACTTACAAATACTAGAACAATTATCTACAGGTTACTTATCCTCTGCACAACTTGCAAGTGGTGATCTTACTTTAGCATTAGACAATGGTGCTACATCTACAGGTAAAAATTTATACATAAAACTAACAGGTACACTCGGTGCAAATAGAAATGTAACTATTCCAGATGGTGCTGAAAGAGTTATAGTATTTGAAGATGCAACTACTAGAGGTACATCTACTTTATATACTATTACCGTTAAAACTGTATCAGGGTCCGGGGTTGTATTACCTATTGGTTCAACTTCATTAGTTTATTCAGATGGTACAAATGTAAATTTAGGACTTAAAAATAAAGGGTATATAACATTAACTGCTTCAACTATTACAGCTTACACAGCAGTTGACGGAGATCAAATTTTAGCAAATACAACAGCTAACCCAATTACCGTAACTTTACCTGCTTCACCTTCAATAGGTTCAGAAATTACTTTTGTAGATGATAGAGGAACTTTTGCAAATAACAATTTAATTTTAAATAGAAATAGTGAACCTATCTTAGGACTAACTGCAAATTTAACAGTGTCTACAAATGGTGCTGCATTTACTTTGTTGTATGTAAACTCTACAAGAGGATGGGTCTACAAAGATAACATATAGGAGCACGGACCATGGCCCTTATTGATTTTAATATTAAACCAGGTATCGATAAACAAGATACTGAAGTCGGAGCAGAGAATCGTTGGATTGATTCTGATAACTCAAGATTTAGATATGGATTACCTGAAAAAGTAGGAGGTTGGTCTTCTTTAATATCAGATTCTATTGTAGGTGTATCAAGAAAACTTCATGCGTTTGTAGACTTAAACGGTAATAGATATGTTACAATTGGTACAGATAAATTTTTACTTTTATACTTTGAAGGTCAACTGTTTGACATAACACCTATTAAAGCTACTTTAGCTTCTTCAACAATAGCAACTGTAAATAATTCTGCAGTATGTACAATTACAACTGGATCAGCTCACAACTTAGAACCAAGTGATATTATTTTATTAGACAGTGTAACTTTACCAAGTAGCACAGGATACAATGCGTCTGATTTTGAAGATAAACTATTTCAAGTAACTTCAGTTACATCTCCTACAGTTTTTACAATTACACAAAGTTCAAATGCAACAGGAACTGTATCTACAGGTGGTAGTATATCTGTTATACCTTATGAAAAAATTGGTCCTGCTGATCAATCTTATGGTTATGGTTTTGGTATATCTCAATGGGACGGATCAGTTCCAGGTGCTGCAACATCAACATTAGACGGATCACTAAGTGCAAACTCATTTGGTACAGGTGGATCTGGTACTAATGTTACACTTAATGCTACAACAAACTTTAGTGCTGCTGGTAGAATTTTAGTTGAGTCAGAATTAATATCTTATGCATCTATATCTTCACCAAACTTACAAAGTATCGTAAGAAATGTTAATGGTACAACAAACGCTACTCACAATACTGGTACAGCTGTTGTTGATGCAACAAATTATTCTGACTGGGGCGAAGCGGTCCTTGCATCAGAAGTAACTCTTGAACCTGGACTTTGGTCTTTAGATAATTTTGGTCAAGTATTAGTTGCAACTATTGCAAACGGTAAAACATTTACATGGAATGCAGGAGCTGCATCACCTACAACAGTTAGAGCATCAACAGGTACTTCAGGTTTTTCTACAGCAAGTAACCCTACGGCATCTAGATTAAGTTTGATATCTCCAACAACTAGACACTTATGTCATTTTGGAACTGAAACAACTATTGGAAATACATCAACACAAGACGATATGTTTATACGGTTCTCGGACCAAGAAAACATAAACGATTATACAGCAACAGCTATCAACAGTGCTGGTGATTTTAGATTACAAGATGGAACTAAAATAGTGGGTGCTATAAAAGCAAAAGAAACAATCCTAGTTTGGACTGATAACGCTTTGTACACTATGAAATTTATTGGTGCACCTTTTACATTTGGATTTGAGCAAGTTGGTACTAACTGTGGATTGATTGGTAAGAACGCAGTCGTTGAGATAGATGGTAATGCTTTTTGGATGAGTGCAAATGGTTTATTTCTATTTGATGGTACAGTTAAATCTCTACCTTGTACTGTAGAAGATTTTGTCTATGACAATTTAGATACTACAAAAGGTCAACAAGTTGCAGCAGGTATCAATAACTTATTTACAGAAGTTGTTTGGTATTATCCAACAACAGGATCTAATTATAATAATGCGTACGTAGTATTTAATTATGGAGAAACAGGTAGAGGTACACCTGGTGGTGTTTGGTATACTGGAACAGAAGCAAGAACTTCTTGGATTGATGCAGTTGTTTATCCAAAACCTTATGCTACTAAATTTAATTCAACATCTAATGGTAGTTTTCCTGCAGTGGTAGGACAAGATGGTTTGGGTCAAACACAATTCTTTGAACATGAAGTAGGCACAGATCAAATCAATCAAGATGGTTCTACTACAACAATTACATCATTTATAAAATCATTTGACTTTGATTTACAAGCAAAACAAAAAGATGCTCAAGGTAAATCAAGTGGACCCACTATTGCAGGTGAATCATTCTTAGCACTTAGAAGATTTGTACCTGATTTTAAAACACTAACAGGAAATGCAGTAGTAACACTAGCTATAAAAAGATATCCTCAACAATCAGACACGGTAAGTAGTTTAAGTCCATTTACAATTACTTCATCTACTGATAAAAAAGATACAAGAGCTAGAGGACGTTATTTAAATGTTAAGATTGAAAATACATCCAGTGGTGAAGAGTGGAGATTTGGTACTTTTAAAATTGATGTGCAACCGGATGGACGTAGATAATGGCTAAGATAGTAGTAAGAATACCTGAACCTAAACAAGACTATGATGTGTCTAACCAAAAACAAATTAACAGAGCAATGGGTTTAGTTGTAGAACAATTAAATGCTACATTTTTAAATGAATTAAAACAAGATCAAGAAAGGTTTGCGTGGTTTAATGGCTAACATATATAAAAATGCAAAGGTAGATTTAACTACTAATACAGTTACAACTGTGTATACTGTTCCATCAAACTCTAGAGCAATATTAAAGTCTATGTATGTATCAGAAGATACTGGAAATGCAGATTCAATTACAGTAGTATTATTTGCTGGTGATCCAGCAAGTGCTGATTCTTTTAGTTTATTTAAGACTAAAGGTATTGGAGCTAATGCAACAGAACAATTAATAACAGAACCCATTGTAATGATGGAAAATGAAGTACTACAAGTAACAGCAGCTACTGCAAATAGGTTGCATGTTACGTTGTCTGTGCTAGAAATAAATAGGGATTAAATATGTCATTTATAGAAACAGAAGCATCAGTAAGATACGAAACAGTTAATGGTAAAAAGGTTATGATTATTACACCTAAAAGTGAAGTTACCTTAACTAATATGAAAACAGGTCAGGAATATATGT